TTTTTTCATAGTATTACTCCTTAATTTCCATAACGAATTTTCCAGTTCCAAAGAGTTCGTATCCCTCTTTGCACTCTGTGATTTTTACGTTGGCCTCCAACGCAGCACACATTTCTTTGGCCGCCTTGATTGCGGCACCGATGTTTTTGTAAATCATAATTAATCTCTCACTTTCAAGTATATAGTATCACAGTTAGATAGTTTTGTCAATAGGTAAAATCTCTTTTTCACCAGTTTTTTCACATTTTTTTACTTTAATCATGTTGTTCTTTTCAAGCATATTAAAGGTGTGTTCTACAATGTCTTCAACTTTTTCCTGCTTACCAAGGTATTTACCAAAGTAAAAGAATATAGCAAGAAATGAAGTGGCAAGGAATGCCTGTTCAAAGGGTGTCATCTATCGCTCCAATATAACGTAATCGCCAAAGTATTTATCGAATACAGAGACAAGGTTTTCATAATCGCCAGTAGTCATCTCATCAACGATTTCCTTACCATTGAACCCCAACTGTTTAGCAAGGTTTGTGGCATTCGCAATCAAAGAAAATGCATTCCCTTCTGGGCCTGTTAAGTCGATGATGTTTTCACGAATTTGTTTTTCTCTAATCATTATGCAGCCTCCTGCTGTATCCATCGTTGAAGGGTAGGAACATCAATTCCCAGCGAATCAGCAAGTTTTAATTCTTCCTCAATCGTTTCCTTTTCCATTTGTTTTTCCCATTCTTCTTCTCGTTTCATTGTGTCACAAGCATCTTCGATTTCAGCATCTAACTCTTCATCTGTCATAGATGCAAAATCCATAGAACGAGCATAACTCTTACTGTATGCATCAGCAACACAGTAATAAGCAGACTCCTCAAGTTCAATCCGATTGAACTCAGCAAGAGTACCAGAGGGAACTCTGTCGTTCCAATACTCTGTATTTTCTGGTTCAACCATAGAACCCATCCAACAACCGTCCTTTTTAGAAAATTCTTCTGCCTCTTTTCTTTGGGCATTGATATAATCAACTAATTTCTGTTCCATAATATTTCCTCTCTTTTCTGACTCTACATAGCATATTCTATACTATGTCAATAGATTTGTCAAGTGTTTTTTTACTCAACTCTGTCGTGAATTGCAAGCGCACCGTAGAATGGTGTACCCATCATTTCTTCAACTGCATCACTGAACCTTGAATCAGATGTCGCACCATAGTGTCCACCCATCATAGTCCAATTCTGTTTTTCAATCTCAACAGTAGGAACAATATGAACGATTGTTCTACCCATAATATTCCTTGAAACCAACATTGCAGCAGGATAATCATCACTAGGATTAAACGGCCCATCTATGTTTTCAATACAAAGACCTTTAATATCACCAGAGGTAACTCCACCGTTTGTACAGTCGTACTTACCATTTTTTAACACATCAATATGTAGTCCCATTATTTCCACTCCAATCCAAAATTTTCAATCATAATATCACGAACACGTTCTCTGTCCACACTGTCTGCGGCAAAGTTTTCAATACCAAACTTTTCCCAACATTCTTTCGTTGCGGCAAGAATCATCTCTGGTGTAGCACCAATAGGATAAATCGCATCAGGCACATTACCGTAGAAACTCTCTACATATGCAAGGAAGTCAGTCACTTCACCCACAATTTTTTCAACATTTTTATTCATAATAAATCCTCTCTTTTCACTCTATACTTACAGTATACTTGTTTTCACAACAAATGTCAAGTCTTTTTTTTAATTAAATGCAATTAAAGTTAATAAAAGACTATTCAAGGCAAATCCAATCGCATTAGATACAATGTACAAAGTATCTTTAGCATATATTGCCCTTACTAGGAACAAGAACAATCCAAACCATACTAATAGTATGAAGTTCAATGGTGGTAAGTTAGTTGACCATCCCATTAGAACAGAGATTGATGTCGGAGCAGTTGCTCCGTGGATGAGAATCATTCCCAACCATCCACAAGTTTCTGGTATATTCAAATTTTTAATCATAATAATAAATTCCTTTCTTTATCTTATATGGCTATTATACTTGTTTTTATAACAAATGTCAAGTACTATTTTCAATTATCCGTAATTAATTTCGGCAATGTCTATGCATTTGTCATAAAGGTCTTCATAGAACAAATCAGCGTTCTCTTCTTGAAGTTGTACCAACTGAGTATCATTCAGTTCTTTACCATTACAGACAAACTTTGCAGATTCGATATAAGCATCACAGAAGTCTGGATAGTCTTTCATATCAAGACCATCGACTTCTACATCTGTAACTTCTAAATTATTTAATTTGTATTTCATATTATTTCCTTTCATTAACTAATATTCCATTTCACTTCTAGTTTACCTTTTTTCAGGCACTCGGCAAGATATTCAAGATAGGCAACACCACTTCTCTTTTCATCAGAAGCACCTTCAGTTAAATTGATAACTGCATTTTCCAGATTTTCAATCATTGACTTCTCGGCCTCACCGAAATTCATAACAAACTGACCTTCGTTGTTTTCAACAAACATCTTCTTCTCTTTCCAATCCTGATAAAAATAACCCATTACACATTCTCCATTTTCTTTGCAAGTTCTTCACATTCTTTTTCAGTAGCAACACCAACAAGGGTTGCAAGTTTTTCTAGTGTCTCTTGACCAGAAGATGACATTCTGTCAAACTCCCAATATAAGTCAGCAACACATTTCGCAATTTTTAATTTATCCATTCTAATACGCCTTTGTCATTTCCATTAATTTGAAACCCTCTTCTGCAAGTATCTTTGCATCACCATAGTGGGCGAACCCTTCTTCATCTGCAAAGTCCATACTACTTGTGTAGTAGATGGTATCAAAGTCAATATCAATATTGTGAGTATCCATCACATATTTGAAAGTCTTTGCAGTCTTGATGTTTCCAGCAATCAAATTTCCAACACCCTTGTAAATCTCAAGTCCACCGTTGTTCGCACTGATAAAAATTGTTTCTTGATTTGTCATTTGAAGTCCTCTCTTTCAACTCATCTTACTTATACAGTATACTTGTTATTACAACAAATGTCAAGAGAAAAATGCATTTTTGCTAAAAAAAAGTCCCTGTAAAAACAAGGACTTAGAAAAAAAGTTTATTTTTATTTTGTTTCTACAACCAAATGCCTCTTCGTTGTAGTCGTTTTTGTCGTTGTTCTAGGTCAACCATGTCTTCTGATTCGCTTAGATACTTTTCTATTTGGGACATCTGACTTCTTGTCCACCACAGTTTGAACATCTTAAGCATTTTTTTTCAATTCTTTCAAATGTAACATCAATGCTTTTGCTTCCTTATGATATCCTTGTGCAGCAAGTTGTGATGCTGCTTTTGCAGTACCCACTACTTCAAATGTGTGAATCATGTTAGTGAAAGTTTTACTTGCAAAGTTTGATATTACTTCACATATTTCGCAAGTAGATTTATATGTATAGTTTATTACTAATCCAATAGACATTGGTTAGGCGCTCCTTTTATTTTTAGTTATGTTATTATAGAAATGTATGACATCTTCGTCACGCATATGTCTGACATCGTTAGCATATTCGGTTCTAATAAAGTTAACAATATCATTGGGGTTATGTCTTGTTTCAAACAATTTTGCAATCCATTTTGACATTTTATTTCGTCCTCGTTCTCAAAATGATAAAAGGGATGCATCTGCATCCCCTATGGTTTAGTTTGGTCGTTCTTTTGATTAGGCCGAACGCTTACGAATTCGACTTCCTCATCTGTATAAGGCCACATATAATACTCCTTTGGGGGGTTTTACACATATATTTATACAACTTAGGTCAGTTTTATTGTCGTTCTTTTGGAAAAACAGCTGTGACATAATTGCACAGGTTCTCCTGTAAAACTTTGGAACTACCAACTCGGACATTAATAATGCCATTGTAGTATTCATCAGAGAGTAGAACCTCTCTGTCGAACTGTTCTTTTGCTTCTAGGTAACTGAGCATTCCTCTACTCTGACAGTAGTGTAGAATCTCTCGTGTGAAATTCTCCTCGCCTAGAGATGCAACATCAGCATTGAGGTGGTCGGAAGAACCCCAATAGGTTTTCCAATCACTCTCTTTACTTGACCGTCTTTTGTTTTTCTTACCTTTGAGTGGGGGTCTTGTTACCTTAAACCTCGCCAACTTCTTACCAACATATTTTTTATCGTTAGTTAAGTTGGTTATAAGGTAGACAAACCCTTCACAGTCATCTGGAAGGGTTTCTACTAGTTTGCCTTTGTGTGTCCACATTACCAATCTTCTTCATTAAATTCCTCAATCTCATCCTCGTTCTCACTATTTAGTTCGTCAGAACAGAAAGGGCAGTATTTAACAGAATAGAAATGTTCTTCCATCGTGTGCTGTATTCTGAAAACAGCATCACACGATTCACAAAGTATTTCTTTTTTACTCATTGATAATCCTATGCAGCAGCGTAGACATCATCCCACTTACCAGTCAAACCAGCAACCTCATATTCGGTCACTCTGTTCTCAAAGAAGTTAGTATGGTCTGCACCGTTAAGTACCCATTCTAACCACGGCAGTGGATTGTCCTTTACCTTGAAGTTTGGTTTCATACCCAATTGAAGAAGTCTTCTATCAGTTATATACCTTATATATTGTTTTACTTCAGCGGCATCTAGACCTTCGATTTCTCCCATAGAATATGCAAGGTCAACAAACTTGTCTTCAAGTTTAACTGCTTGTCTTGCCATCTCATAGATATCACCTTTGAACTCATCGTCTACGATGCGAGGATGTTCTGCACAATATGCTTTGAATAGTTTAGATACACCCTCAACGTGAATTGATTCGTCACGAATTGACCATTCAACAACTTTACCCATACCCTTCATCTTACCATACCTTTGGAAGTTAAGGAGCATGACAAATGATGCAAACAGAGCAACACCCTCATTGAACACAGACTTTGCAAGTGATAGTCCTAGTCCTTTGATTGTATTGGGGTCACTGTCCATCATAAATTCAATCTTGTCTGCCATCTCTTGGTATTCTAGAAATGCATGATACTCAGCATCAGATAACCCAAGTGTCTCATTAAGAAGTGCATATGCACGTTGGTGAATGCCTTCTCTAGTTGCAAACGAACCAAGCATATTTCGTACTTCGTTATTCTTAAACTTTGGAATAAATTGGTCAAAGTAATTTTGTCCTACTGCTACGTCTGATTGTGTGAATAGTCTAAGGATGTTAGTTACATATTCCTTTTCGACTGAACTCATTTTACCAGACTTCCAATCAGATACATCTTCAGACAAATCTAGTTCGTCTTCAATCCAGTGTACCTTCTCGTGTCTTGTTGTGATTTCAACTGCCCAAGGATAGTGAAATGGTTTATAGGTTTCAGAGAACT